TATATTGCCGTGTTTAATTCTGTTCATTTCATTTTCCTTTTTAAATTGTCAGCAGGGGAGGGGAGGACTCCCCTGCTTTTTATCACTTAACGATACGCGAGGAATCGACTTGTGAAGTGATTGTGTCATAATCAGATGTTGCATCAGTTTCTTGTAGTCCTGCACCGAATACGGTGTTTCCTACAATTGTCATATCTGTAAGACATGTAATTTCAAAACTGTCTGATACTTGATCGGCAAATACTTTTTTGTGCAAACCTGAACATAAATAAAAGTCTTCATTTAGCGTTGGGTTTGTTGACTCTGCCGTCCATATTTTTGCGCGGTCTTCGTCAAATGCGTCATTTGCAGGTCTGTAGTACTTTCCGCCGACGTTTACGGCGTCTCTGGCCCATTGGTGGTTAAGTGGTGCGTAACCAAATGTACCATCTGGCGTTGCGTGGTTTACGTCAGCATGGTCATTTTTTACAACTGCCACTTTTTCTGGATCTAATACATCAGACAGATAATTAGGTAATGTATCTGGATCTGTTGTATATAAGAAATAATCTTTCTTACGTTCCCAGAGTTGTTCTGGACAAATTTCGGCAGTCACCAAAATTACACCCCCTGTATTCATAGCAGGAGTTCTAATTGACATGTCAATTGTTGCCATACCAGTTGTTGCTGACTTATCAAGATTTGCCGCGTCAGTTGCATGACGTTGGTTAAATCCTATCATTGCACGTTGACGACCCAATAAAATTGGTTGCTTTAATGCAACTTCTGGCACGCGAATTCCCGCCATAAGTGTGTCAATTATAAATTCGTCCTCAATTCCATCGTACTTTGCTCTTATTTTAGCAAATGCCGCTGTTTGTCGTGCTTGCTCAATGTCAGCTAATGACATTGTTGCGTTTCCGCCTGTTGATAACTCTGCATATATTTCATCAAATAAATACATATCACCCTGGTCAATAATAGATGCACCATTCTGACCAGGTGCGTGTACTGTACTGCTATTTGGTACATTATTTGCAGTTGCGTCTGATGTTTGTGCCGCATTTGTTGCATATCTTGATTTAATTGGAGCTTGAAATGTCAATCCGGCAAGTGTTACTTGTCCGTCAATTAAATTCTGATCATAATCAGGGACAATATTTTGCATTCCATTATTAATCCAAAACGCATCAGCTAACGTATAATCAAATGCGTTTCTTAAAGGTAACGATTTCGATCTTGCTTTGCGTCTATGATTAACAATTGCATTATAAGCTTCAACTACTGTTGTATTAACATTTGTTGCTTGATGATGAATACCCATTGTTTGAAAAAATGTTTGTGACTGTGAATTCCACATACTTGCTGTATCTGATGTTGTTGCACCTACAGCATTTTCAAGTACTCCATCTGAATAAAATTTATTACTTTCAAAATATGGTATTACGCTACCGGCGGCACCATTTTCTTTTTTATATGATCGGTTTAATTCGTCCATTGATCCGTTGAAACGGTCAAAGCAAAGCATTGGGACGAAATGTGCGTAAAGTGTTACGCCAACACCGTTCATTAACATCTCAGACGTTTCCATCATTTCAACGTTCATACGGATTTTACCGCTTTGTACGCCGTCTTCGCGGTGAAGCCATTCGTATTTCAACGGCAGGATTTTACCTGCGTCGCCTGACGTCAATACTCGACCTTTTGCAGATCGGCGCGATTTCTGTACAGCAATCGGGCTGTTTGGTATTAGTTCAGTCATTCTCATTTGCGTTTTCTCCTTGCAATGATTTTGGTTATAATTTTTCGTATTTTTTTACACTTGGCGCACATTACATTGAATCCAAAACTCTTTGTTGTTGGTCAATTGGTACGCCATTTATTTGTTGATTATAATTTGGTTTTTTTTCTGGAAAAATCCATTTTCCAGTTTCAAAACCATGTGATAAACGATCGAGAAAACTCGATTGTTTATTTATACCATTAGTTTCTAATGGTGGTGTTTGTGGAAATACTGGTTCTAATCCAATATTTGCTCTTCTATTATCAATAATATTTTCTAAAATATCACGTGCCTTTTTTATAGATATTTTATGTTGCGTCGCATATTGAGCGGCTAATGCCATCATTGAGCCACGTATTTCCGATCCTGACATTTCAATTAATTCAGGATTTATAATCTTAAATTCTTCAACATTTCCACTATCGTCATAGACACTGACCATTAATGGAATGTCATGTCGATTTCGTTCAGGTGTATCAAAATTTGTTTGTAGTTGTTGATTTGCAACACCAATACCGCGAGCAAACGTGTCATAAAATGCTGATGAAGCTATTTTTCCAAAATCAGGGTCACGGTCAAAACCTTGTCCACCTGTTGCTCGTAATACTGTTAACGGATTAAATCCATTATCTGTTGCTTCTTTTCGCAATTTACCTAAATCAGTACCAGTATTTTGTCTTGCCTGTGCGGCATATTTTGCACTTTTTCTTGCAGACCAAGCTTGCATTCCTGCTATAGCAAAATTTTGCATATTTTGATTACGTTGTCGTCTTAATCTTGCTTGTTTTTCTGCATATGTTTCTGTTGCCATATTATATCACTCCCGCATTTAACAATGTGTCCGAGAATAGGGCTAAACCCATTACTATTCCCGCAACCGTTGCTATAATGATGTCTTTTAATTTCATTTGATCCACCTCCTTGTTATGAGGTCGATCGATATTCCCGCTAATGCGGTGAATCCCAAAACGATACTTTCCGTTGTACCAACTGCTATACCTGCGCCCGCAAGCGATGCGCCAAGCATAGTACCACATCTAGTGATAATCGGTTTTAATATTTGTTTGATTAGTAGTAATTGCAATTTTTACTCCTTCTTTTATAGAAGGGTCAAAACGCTCAATGGCCGATAATATATATTATGATACCATTATGAGACTCGTTG